TCAGGTAAACCTAGTACAGAAGAATCATACATGGGTGGTTATGAAAACCAAACACCTAACGTCAACTTTGCAGATGACGCACCAAAAGTAAAAAATTCAGAATACGACTCACTAAGTGATTAGAGGTTATTATGGCCGAAAAGAAATCACGAGTTAATGAAGCTGGTAATTACACAAAACCTACGATGCGCAAGCGATTGTTCCAAAGAATAAAAGCTGGTAGCAAAGGTGGAGCACCCGGACAATGGTCCGCACGTAAAGCACAGATGTTAGCTAAACAATACAAAGCCGCCGGTGGAGGTTATAGATGAGCCCAAACCGATACAAGAAGTTATTAGAAAACATCGGAGAGGAAGAGTAATGGCTCTTAAGAAGTCTCAGAAGTCCCTAAAGAAATGGGGTAAACAAAAATGGGGCTATGTTACGAAGAGTGACTCTAAGAAACCTAAATCTAAACGTGGAAGGTATCTACCTAAGAACGTACGAGCTCGACTAAGCCCCGGTCAGAAAGCAGCTACGAATCGCAAGAAACGTAAAGCTGGTGGGGTGGGTAGTAGAGCAAAATACTCTAAAAAGATTAAAAAAGCAGTAAGGAGAGCTAAATAATGGTATACAAGAAGAAAACTAAGAAAAAGATGAAAAGGAAGTATTAATGGCTCCTAAAAAGAAAAAGGACGCTAAGCTTACAAGAGCAGGAGTATCAGGGTACAATAAGCCTAAGAGAACTCCTAATCACCCTAAAAAGTCACACGTAGTAGTTGCTAAAGAAGGAACTAAAACTAAATTAATTAGATTTGGACAACAAGGTGTAACTACTGCAGGTAAGAAGACAGATAAAAAATCTAAAGCCCGAAGAAAGAGTTTTAAGGCGCGCCACGCTAAGAATATTAAGAAGGGAAAGATGTCTGCAGCTTACTGGGCTAATAAAGTTAAATGGTAAGCTTTATATACATAGAGCTTCTAAATATGTATGGGCACCCGCCACAGGGCCATTGCTCCACAGGTTACTTATCGCAAGTGCCACCGTGGGAGCCCCAATATGGAGATATCAACATATGAACAACACAACAAATGAAACAGCTGGAAATGAGACAGCAGAAGATGGTAACATCACAGCCCTCATTGAAACAGTAGAAGAGTCTGGAATGTTAGATGCAATAATGGATGAACCATTACTTATGGCATTAGTTGCTGTAGTATTAGCTATGGGCGGTTATATCGCTTATACTGTACCAGCAGTTAAAGAATTAGTTTTTAAATATATTAAAGACAATGAAACAGAGTTAATGGATATGCTAGATAAAAATCTAACTAAAGCCCAGATGAAAGCTTTTGAGAAGCTTGACGAAACAGCACAAAAGCACGTCAAAGATTCTTTAGTCCGAAATGTATTAATTACAGCTTGGGACGAGAAAGATGATGAGCTAGCTAGTCTTGTAAAATCTAAAGTCAAAGCCGCCCTTGATGAAGGGAAAGGACTTTGAACGTAGAGGAATACGAGTCTAGATTACGCGAGAGGGTTGGAGAAGCAGAATATGGTCGTCATAAAGAGCTTGTCCGCCTTCTGGCACGTAATCTTGCACTGGAAGATGTGCTTTGGGAAGAAATTCTTATATGTGTTCGGGATGTTAACGCACGAACAGAGTTGTTGCGTCAAAGAAACACAATCGTCAAAGATATCCATACAGAATTCAGAGCGTTAAATATTGAAGTGCCAACGACTGTAGAGAAAAATACTGAGGCGTTCGCTTCATTCTTAGGAGAACTATCCGATGATACAACCACAAAAGAAACTAAAGAGCCTTCTGACAGGTAAAGGTGGACTAGATTCACGTTCTTTAGAAAACGTCTTTAAAAAATGCAGAAGTAATCCTGACAAAATGAGAAAGTTGATTAGAGCTTTTTGTTCTACTTATCTAATCGACGGAAAACAAAGACCATTACAACTTAGACCTATGCAAGAAGATATTGTCATAGAATGTTTAATGGAAAGAGATGACGACAAACAAACTAAATTAGCAATCTTAGCTCCACGAGGCAGTGGGAAATCATTCGCATTGTCTGTAGCGGTGACTATATATATGTTCTTCAATAGATTTAGAGATTTAATATTTATACTGGCTCCTACTGAAGACCAAGCCTCATTAATCTTTAATTATGTTTATAGACACTTTGCTGATAATTCTTTTTTAAACGGCTTAGTAGCCAATTATCGATTTCATAACAAGCCCAACATAACACTTAAGGGGGGCACGATAATGCGTAGGGCTCCATTAGCGCCTAGTAACCAAGGGCAAGCTATACGAGGACAACACCCTACATTCCTAGTTGTTGATGAGTCCCCACTCATCGACGATAAATTGTTCATTGACAATGTAGAGCCTGCTATTGTAGCGAATAAAGCACCATTTATAAACTTGGGGACACCAAAATCTAAAGATAATCACATGTACAGGTATCTTTATGATGATGGTTATGCAGATACTTTCAAAAGGTTACACTATACTTGGCGAGATGCAGTGAAAAAGGGAGAGGCTTATTCAGCACCCTATACTGAAATAGAAATGTTAGATAAGATGACTGAATGGGGAGAAGATTCTATTTACTGGAGAACAGAATACGAATGTGAATTTGTAGAGTCGGTAGCGAATGTGTTTAATCCAGAAAAAATTAAAGGGTGTTATGATGATTACAAACTTACTAGACTGGATGGGGATGGAGTCACGGGAGGAAGCAACATTAATGTTGGTGTTGACATTGGCAAATCTGTTAATTCTACTGTTATTTCTGCTTGGTCCCTTGAGAAGTCTGATATACAAAATATTGCTAGACTTATATACGTTGAAGAAATCAACGCTAGAACTGGTGGACATGATATTCCATACCAACGTCAGCGCATCATGGATGTTACCAATCAGTTGGGGGCATCTAGGCTTATTGTTGATTGTACTGGTATTGGTGGCGCAGTTGAACAAGACTTACGGATGGCGTGCATAGATGCTGGTGTTCATTTCGTGCCTTTCGTTTTTACGGGTGGTCCTAAAGGTACTAAGACGCAAATGTACAGAGATTTTGTATCTTACATCCAACAAGGAAGAGTAAGAGTACCTAATCCAGATAACCTATCCGGTGAAGAATCTAAAATGATACATAAGTGGACTAAAGAACATATAGATTTAGAATATACTATGGATGTAGCTAACAAAACAGAAAAGATAGCAGCACCCTCCGGTAAACACGACGACTACTGTGATAGTTCAGCTATGGCAATACATGCTACCTTAAGTATGTTACCTATGTCTGGTAATTTTGGACAAAGTGTAGTTTCTCGTCCTATCAATAAAAGAAACAGTCTAGCTAGGCCCTCACACTCTGGTGGTCCACTTTTTACTACAACTAGACGAAAAAACACATTAAATAAACATCCTTTAAGGGGAATCTAACAAAAACTTTATATACCCTATAGAGTTAATATTAAATAGCCATGTCGTTTATAGATAGAGTTAGACGCAGGTTTGCATCAATTGGAAGCAATCCTTCGTATAAAAAAGATGACCCACGCAGTTTTGGTGCTGGTGTAATCCAAAGACTAAAAATAAACAAAGGAGTAGGTGGTTTTGGTCAAAATAAAGACTTTGAACCACATGTTGGAAAAAATAGAACATACATGAATGTATATTTATCTGACCCTATTGTTCGTAGTCTTATTGATTTACCATGCCTATATGCTGTTAAAGATAATTTTGACATTGTAACAGCAGATGATAGTGTAAGGGAAGAATTGGAAGAAATGTTTCGCGATATAAATATAGAACATATATTATATGGTTGGATAAGGAATGCTCGTATTTTTGGTACAGGTTATTTAGAATGGACAGGAGATAATTTAATTTTAAGGTCTAGTCAAAACATGTACGTTAAAAGGAATGAGCATGGTCAAATAGAATATTATTATCAAAAAATAGGAGATGATGATGAGAATATAAGATTCGAAGAGTCCGAAATTATAGAGTTGAAAAATAATCAATTTGATGATTTTGCTTATGGTCTCTCAGATATTCATCCTATACTTTATCTAGTGGATTTAAAAGATTATGCAGAAAGAGATATAGGTGCTGCATTAAATAAATATGCTACAAGTAGATTTGATGTATCATGTGGTTTACCAGATATGCCATACGGTCCAGATAAAATTAACGAAATAGTAGATGCTTTTAATACCTTAGCCCCCGGTGAAGATATAATCCACGGTAACGACATAACTATTAAAGAGTTACAAGGTACACAACGTGCGTTTGAATATGGTAAATATACTGATGACATATTAGATAAAATACATCTAGCATTAAAAACACCAAGAACAATGTGGACAGACCCTGAAAAGGCTCGTCCAATATTTGAACCTTACGTTAGATACTTACAAACTATGATAGAGGGAGCACTTAACGCCCAGTTGATGCCACAATTAGAAAGTGGTGAAGCTAAATTTAAGTTTAGGCAAATTAACACAGAAGATGCATTCACTAAAGCTAAGACTGATATGATTTATTTATCAGAAGGAGTTTTATCACCCGGTGAAGTTAGAGAGGAAAGAGGTCTTGACCCTGAAGGAGTCGCAGAATTAGATATGGAAACTTCAGAAGATATTAAGGCTTCTCCTATTGAACGAGAACAAACGGATAAGAATGCTAATATATCTGGTGGAAAGAATCAAGATAAGAAAGAAGAATCCGCCAGAGCACAAAATAGGGGCAATAAGCCCTCCGCAAACGCAACAGGAGATAGAGCATGACATTTGAAAAATGTATGATAAACACTAAAGCAAACCTGAAGAAGAGGGGTTTTGATAACCCTGAAGAGATTGCAGCTGGCATGTGTAGCATGTGGGCGCAAGAGAATGGCGTTGAGCGGGAATTTGCAGAGGGCAAAGACACTGAACCTATAAGAAGGTCATTCGCGTTAGCAGTGGCTGAAGGTGAAGATATGACATTTTCCAGTGATGAGGGAATAGACTCTGTATCATTCCCAGTTATCGCTATTACATCCGGACTTCATAATTATGAAGAAGACGGAGAAGAACATAAAGTTTATATTGAAGGAGGTATGTTGAAAGACTCCCTAGAGAAGTTTTCAGAACTCCCGATTTATGTAGACCATCAAAGAACAACTGAGGATTTAATCGGCATGGCTGCTAACCCTGAGTTAATCGAGA